TGGCGCTTGTTGTTGACCAGGGTTTTGAGCTTGCTGAGTAGGTTCTTGTACGGTTCCACTAAACTGTCCCTCCATAGGTGTTGGTGCGCCGCCTACACCAATTGTACCACCTCCGCCTCCTTGCATGTCATTTGGGCTTAACCCAGGAGCCTGTGGTGGCTGTTGTCCAGCGGGGGTTTGTGGCTGCTGTTGCTGTAAAATTTTAGCCTGGCGAGCAGCTTCTTCTGGAGTATTACAAACCTTATCTGGATCAAGTCCCATGGAGTTTGCAATCTCTCGAATAATAGATGTAAATTTAGCAAAGGGTGCAAGAGCAGGATTAGCGACAACTTGCAAGAATTGCAACAGTCGCTGGCTTCGCACTTCGTTTGCCATCAAACTTTCAGTTCCCCTAGCTTTAACCTCTAAGTCACCTTTTATATCAGGGTCAAAATCAAATTGCATGTTAAAGCTAAAAAATGCTTCACCTAATGGTCGTAACAAATAATCATCAAAGTTTTTAACTACGGTCTTAATACTTCCTGCCGCAGCGCCCATAAGCATAGAGATACCTGCTGCAGTTCTTCCTGTGCCCACAACACCAGTCTGTCCGTGTGCAAAACTAGGAAGGCCCGTAGCTTCATCGGAAAGCTGCCGAGCCTTGTCAAACAATTGCATATTTTCATTACTGACGTTTGGAAACTTAGTTCCAAAGATCGCCTGTCCCGGTGCGCCACCTTGACGCCGAAACACCTTGCCCGGATACACTTGTAAGTCTTGTCCCGGCACTAGATTGGTTTCATCCACTTCAATGAGTAGATTGCCACTGAGCACAGCGTTATCAACAGCCATTCTCATAAAGCCATTCATCAACGTCTGTGTATCATCCATGTTCTCTGCCAAACCAATACCAAAGAAGCTGTATGGATTTAGTTCATATGGAACAGCGTAGTATGGAATACGAGCAGGCTTAAATGGATTTACGACCAAGCGCAAAATAAAGTTATTGCAAATCCAGCAGTTGACCTGAATCTGATCTATATTCTTAAATTCTTTTGGTAGATCAATACCAAACTCTTCAGCGAGACTTGTTTCGATTGTTCCCCAATACTCTAAAACTTGATACCGTTCAGGGTGGTCAACTAAGGAGTAATCCTTGAGATCATCTTCCCAATACTCACTCGTGTAGACTTTTCCCATATTAATACAATTATCAATGGCTTCACCACGGAAAAATGGCCTATTCTTTAAGTCTCGTAACTGAGATACTGAATACTTATGGCGTTCAATGACGTATGTAGCATCGTCCATATTGCTTGCATCAGGATCAGGATAAAAGTCCCAGCAAGAAACATGGCTTACTTGAGGTACAGTTTTAATTGTAGGATTATAAGAACCAGTATCATCCCAATTTGCATACTCTTTATCTACAGCAAATGGTCCTTTAATAATACCAGTACCAAACAATGCACACTCAAAAGCTGACGAACGTAGGTGCTTACTCGCCCCAGATTCCTCTAGCTGATCCATGATCTTCTTTTCCATCTTCTTTGCTGCAACCATTGCTGGATGGAAAGTTATAGCAGTAGGAGTTAAACCTTCACCTTCTTCCAACCCATTAATTTCAGAAAGTTTAGCTTCTAAGGGACCAAGCTTTAATTTATTTTCTTCTAACGTTTCTCTGGTTGCACCAAGCTCCAAGTCTTGACCATCGCCAGGAAAGCCGTATGGACTTGGTTGTTCCTCTTCTGTTCCCTGCGCTTGGGGGTTCATATCGAAATGGACAGATTCCGTGACTCCTTCTGGAAGAGTTGTTGGATCAATTGTTAATGGAAACTTTTGTCTTGCAAAGAGTACATCCGTAATCTGCCCATAAGCTGCTAATACTTTTGTCTTAGTAACCTTAATAAAAACTCTGGATCGTTCTGCTTCAGTAAATTGTACATCTGCGCCATACAAACCTCTATAGTTACGATAGGACTGTAACCATCTTTCTTCATCAAACCTTCGCCAATCTTTTGATCTCTTATATCGATCTTCAATAAAAGCAACTAAAGATGATAGTTCACGATCATTTTCTTTTTCATCTAATGATAAAACGGATGCGTCTTCAAATGTATTATCTACCATATTTTAATATCCAAAAGTTGTATCGGCAGGATTATATCTATCTGCCGCTTGTTCCATAGGAAAGTCGAATAATCCCCGTCTTGGTCTACTCATTATACCATATCGTAATGCATCATACAAATGGTCCTCTGATTTTGTGTCAACATCTTCAGGGTTTTTAGCATCAAGCGGAATGCTAGGTAATTGCGACACAATGTGAATACAATTATGAAAGAACACAATACCTGCTTGCTTATCTACTTCTCCGTCTAATTCCTGAATTTGTAACCGTCTATGTAATTCATTCTTGCCAGATATGCGACTTCCGGCACTACGATCACTGGGACGCCACCTACAGCCTTCCGTAATCATTTGTTCTGCTAGACTTGGACCTGTATCACCTCTACGGTGCCAACAGGAACTATCGAGAACACCATACAGAATTGTACCGTCATCTTCTTCTAAATACAAAACCTTAGTTGCTAAATCTTTAGCTAAGACCTTTGAAACGTACAACTCTCTATAGACAACTAATTGACCATCTGGGGCCACCGCAAACCAAAGCACAGCACTATAAGAACCATATCCGTAATCACATGCCCGAAACTTAGGCCAATTCTTTGGTATACTAAACGGTTCAACAACATGAACACTTCTCTCGAACTCAGGAAATGCTGCACCTTCTGCAACATCCCAATTCCCTTCTAATAATCTTTTACGTTGGTTTTCTGGTAACGACAAGAGCATTGTCTCGTAATCACCAGTGTTTGACAAATAAGGATTATCAAATAACTTTGCTGGAATAAACTTCCGTTGGAATAGCGGCTGGCCTTCTTTCGTGTGTCCCTTTGGAAAGACAAGTTTCTTGCCTTCTGCGTCTGTAGCCCAAAACTCCTTACCGGCAGGGGCCGGATCTACAAAATATTTCTTTACCCAGACATGCCCGGCACCACCCGGATTTGTCGTAGCTCGCATATAAACTGGCAGGTCAGGTGCAGTGGACCTTAGACGAGAACGAAGGTAATCCCACGCAAATCCTGTGGGCCATTGCGTAAGTTCGTCAAAGCCTATCCAACAAAAGGACAACCCTTGATAGCGGAGTACATCATCATCTCTATCGAGATATGACAGCCACAATCTGCCGCCTGCCGGGGAGGTCCACTGCATCTTTCGTTCCGACCACTTTATGCCGGGAATAATTTTGGGATATAGTTCCTGTGATTTCCAAACTAACTCTCTTAATTCCTCTGTGGTTCTACGAAGTAGTAGACCTGAAAATTGTGGATGACTTAGATAACGTAGCGGGTCCGCTAACATAGCGTAACTCTTTCCGCCACCTGCTGCACCGCCGTATAGAACTTCCCGTTCTGCGGCAGCTAAAAAATCTGTTTGTGGCCCTTCATTGGCCTGGAATAAAATATTGTGTTGTTCTTCAAGCGGTAGTTCCGTAGCTACAGTTTCTTTTACAGTAACTTCAGGCTTGGGCTTGTTCTTCTCTTCCTCTTTCTTCTTTCTTCGTCGCTCCTGTACGCTTGCTCTCAATTTCTTCAAGTTTCTTGAGGGCACTTTCGTATTTTTTAAGCCATGCTTTATAAGTCTTTGCTTTACTCTTCCTTTGCCTTTCGATTTGGACTCGCTTTCGGAGGCCAACGTGGGAAATTTCTCGTCCTGTTCGCTCACTTAACCAACCTGCAACTTCTCGATAGGAATATTCATTCAGATACTCTTTTGCTAATTCTAAAGCTTCTAGTTCCTCAACAATCGGCACCAGAAGTTTATCATCTTTTTTATGTTCTTCATAGCCAAATGGAATAGTTTTACTGATCCGTGGAATTTCTAACCAGTCCTTGTCGTCTTTTAGTCCAACAGGATCAGGCATTTTAAAGTAGCCTAGATTATACATTATGCAGCGTGGGTATTTTTAGGAGGTAGAATCATAATTCCATTTGGAGTTGTCACTTCAACTTTGTCTGTTTTATGAATACCTACTCGATCTAATAGTTCTTTTGCGGCATTGAGCCGATGTTGATTGCCTAACTCTGACGGGCGCTCTAAGACATTAATCATAGCTCTTGCGGCCCGTGGCCCATTCATTGCTAAGTATTCTCGTGTTAGCTCTACAATTTCGTCTTTTAACGAACGAACAATTTCCAGACCATTTGTTGTATCACTATAGCCTGCTAGAGTTTTTGCTCTTGTATAATCGCCCTCTGCTTCTCCAAAGAGAACTTGCAAAAAGGTCTGTTGCTTTGTTGTTAATTCTCTACTCATATTACATTTTCCATAATACTGCTACAAATCCAGCAATTAGTGTAGCTGTCGATCCCATAATTAAAGCTTCAATGCGTCGTATTCGCCCTGTTAAAGCATCTAGTTGCCGTTGAACAGACTCTGCTCGAACCGCACATTCTCTTTCGTGAGCCACTAACTCCGCTTGAACTTCTGTTGCATCGGTCACAGTAATTCAAGTTCTTTTTCTTGGTTTTCTAACAAAATATCTAATACAGGTTTAGATGTTTTTTCTCTTAGTTCCGCAGCTTCTAACATGTTTTGTGGTTCAACTCCTGTATTTTCTCTCTGTCCAAATAGCATCGTTACATTCGTTCTCTTATTATCAAAACCGGGATTAAAGTTTACGTCCGCAGTCTTATGAAATAAGTTAGAATCAAACAGAACACATCTATTATACTTATACGGTATATATACCGCCTTTGAATCATTCTTCTCTAGAAGTTCTAAAACTTCGTTTTTGTCATCGCCGTTGTACCGGGTAAAGTCCCAGTCAGGTGGAGCGCCACAATCCCAAATCCACATTCCGCCTGTTTTACCTACACCCTTTTCAGGATCATAGTCACGGTTACATTCGGTAGGCGTGATCCAGAAATTTACATTGATCGCTGCAAAGTCTGCATGAATGTCAATGCCGGGACACTTAGACTCGTACTTAAATGCCCACATCTGGCTGAGATTACGTTTATTATTGTTATCAAAAATTCGTGGCATACTCTTAACCATCTCGTATGAAAGAGTAGCTAAAACAGCAGGGTTAAATCCTTGCTCACGAAAAGCACCTAAGTACCCTCTACCATAAATAGTGTTCCAAAACGGATATTCAAGACAATAATCTTTAAGCTTGGCTAGAGCTTCTAGATTCATAAAGTCATCAATTACAACGATATTGGGATTCGTCTTATAATAGTTATCTTCAATTTCATCAAATGGTAGCTTATCGTTTAATGCAATTTTATCGTGCCTATGATGGGGAAGAATCAATCGGCCTGTATTTAACAACCAGAGCAAATGTCCAATGTCATGGGCTTCTTTCATGTGGAGCATGTGCTCCTTGAAAGGTTGGTCATTGCTATTGTTTAGCGGACTATAGGGCTTCTTTGTTTCTTCAGTGGTCTTTGTCTTATCTGTCTTAGTTTTAGCTCGACGTTGTTTACGGTTCATACTACTTATGCCTTTTTATTACGACGAGTTCTCCTTGGGGTTTT